ATTTATTTTCCAGATAATCGCTCATTGCGCTCATGTTAATTCTCCGTAGTCAGATTTCATAAAGAGGCCACTACCAGCGTATTTACCACGCTCTTCTTCTTTCTTAATCTCATCAATGGCCCTAGTAAAGAGCTGCTCATATAAAGTTGTTTTTGCATCATCCATGAGATAAACGCTGGCAGAGGCCAAAGCACCATATAAATATGCGTCAGGGTGGCGTGTTAAAATAGTATTGCTAGTATTGCTATCAGACAGATCAGGAACGCCCTCTATATACACAATCTCAGCCGTGTAACCACTATCGGGTGTTGGTGCAAACTTGATCTCAGTGCCAATGATTGTGTAACCGCGCGGCTTGCCAGTAGCTCCAGTTGAGAACGTATCATCCAATTCTACAGGAGTATAATACTCAAGCACCTCTGTTGGTGATGTATTGAGCTTAACAAGACGAATAGAGCGCAAGTCTGTCGGCAAAGAAACAAAAGCATCTCCAGATGTTAATGTTGCCGTAGCTCTTTTTTCTTGACCACGAGTCTCAAGGTTTCTGCTCATGCGACCTTCCGCAAGAGCAATAAATTCAGGAATACGATCCGTTAAGTCAGACCTTGCAAGAAAATTTGCAATAGCCGTTTTTAGTTCTGAATATGTGCCAATAGCCATTATACGTTACCGCCACCTGTTCTAAAGAAACGATTATCATAATCGTTTAACCAACGCTTCCAAGCCTGGGGATTATCCCTTGGCCTACCAAGTTTTTCAACAAGCTCATGATACAACGCAGCAGGAATATCGGCAACCTTTTGATGATGGTTTTGAGTATTTCCTATAAGGCTACCAGCTCTGTAGTCACTTGCCTGTCTTTTGTTCTCCTTCAAAAGACCATCAATATTTTGAGTTGTTTCAAAGATAAAACCGCCATCATCCTGAAAGTGACACCAAGTCTCTTTGCCAGTAACAGCGTCTTTATGGACTAATTTCTTCATATCTCCCTCACAAAAAGGTCAGGGGGTGGTTTCAACGCCACCCCCATCCCAGTTAAATTACGACAAGTCGTAAACAGCACCATGTGCTTTAGGAGCAGAAACTTTAAGAGTCCACTCAGTGATGATTTGGAATTTCTCCGCATCACCAGTTTTAGCAAGCTCTTGTACTGCGAAGTTACGACCAGGCAATGTGCAGATCGAAGCATAGTCACTGTCAAGCAGGAATACGCGATCGCTAGAAGCAAAGCGGTCGATAACAACGTCAAGCTGACCAAAGTCGCTGAGGTACAGAGAAACCGAACCAACGATAGCAGCTTCGCGTGGAGCTGTGTAGTTGATTTGGTTTGTAGCAACTGAGCCACTGTTCAGGTCGCTGAAAGCAACTTTCTTAGCAGGAGAGACAACCAGCATATTTGGTTGACCACCATCTTCGTAAGCAGCTTGCATTGCAGCGTCGATCATAGCAAGCGTCATCGTGCGATCAGTGCCGTTAGTAGGCAGGTCTGTACCATCGCCCGTAGGAGCCGCACCAGATGAGCCAACGCTTACGTTGGTGATCCAGCTTGAAAGAGAGCCAGACTTGCGTGGGTCTGAACCGGAACGTGCAGTGTCGCTGTTCAATGATTTCTCAATGTCACGGCGAAGCTCAAGACCTTTCAGCACTTTTTGGTATGCAGTTTCGCGGTCACGACCAGCTTTATCAACGGCATCCAACGTGCCAGATACAGCCGCATCTTTTTGCGAAATTTGCATATAGTTGCCAAGACGAGTCGTTGCAGTAGGCGTGTCATAAGTAGCGTCTGCACCTTCGTTTTGGTAGTTAGTTGCGACCGCAGCAGCAAGTTCTTGTACTTGCCATTCAACGAAAACACCATTTCCTGTCTCTTTTTTTAGAGCAGAAAAAATGGGGGTTTCATCTGGGTCAATTCGGGTAATGACATCGGAGAGGTCTTCGCGCTCACCGACAGCAGTCGTAGTAGTATGTGTAGCCATTGTTAGCTGTTCCTTTGTAATAAATAATCAACTGCGGCATCTTTACTGCCAGTTTTCTTTAGGCGATCAAAAGCCTGTTTATTACGATCAGATGCTACCTGCTTCTTAGATTTAGGAGTACCAGCTTTTACTGCTTTAGGTGCTTTCTTTACTTTCTTCTGAGCTACTGGCCTCTTAGCCATTAACTCATCGTAAAGATAGGCTTTGCGCAATGCCTCTATAGCGCGACTATCACTGGCGGTTGCCAGTTCCTGTTCAGAGAAACCTATACGCTGCGCATAGCTAATAATTGCTTGCTTTTCGCGTGTGGCTATCTCTTCATCACGCCACTCAGGAATACGCTCCAACAATCTTTTCTGCTCCTCAGCCACTTTCTGATGATGAGCTTGAATCATTTGCTGTTGCTGTTCCTGCTGGATTTTGGCTTGCTGTTGTCTAATCCGACCAAGAGCCTCTTTTCTTTCACGATAAGAATCTCTTTGCTTTGCCCACTCCAGAGGATCTTCCTGGTAGAGCCTATCCCAATATTCTTTGGAAGGCTCCTGCACCTGAGTAAGCTGGGCTTCAATGTTCTTTAAAGCCTGAGCGTACTGTTCGCGTTGTTGAGCTAATGCCTGTGCTTCCGCTTCTGCTTGCTTCCGTGTTTGTGCGGCCTCTTGCATACGCTTCTGCGCGGCTTGCTCTAGTTGATACGATTTGACAAGTTCCTCAGCGGTTACTTTCTTCTCTTCGCCATCAACTTTTACTGTATAAATGTCGTCTTCAACGATTTCTATTTCGCCTTCATCGACATCATACTCTTCATCATCATCTTCATCGTCAGACTCAGATAGCTCTAAAGCGTCATCATCATCAGAATCATCTTCAGATGTTGCCTCTTCCGTATCAACTGCTTCGGCCTCAACCTCTTCAGTTTCTACTTCTTCGGCTACAGGCTCCTGAGTATCTTCGCTTGCCTCTTTAGGGGCGTTGATATTCAAGAGAAGGTCAACAGCTTGACCTTTGTTTAGTGACTCTCCAGATCCGAGTAGGGTACTGGTTTCTTCACTCATATTTCTATCTCCTCAGTTTAAGTTCTGTTTTTGCTAGGTTGCCAGTATTGACAACCTCCTCCAGATGACCTTTTAAAGCTAATAAGTTTTGGTACATCTGAAAGAGCTTTTCCCTGTCATCCGTTGCCTTGACAGGAGAATTTTTCCATGCGTCCAAATACCTTTCCTCTAGCATTTGAAACGCCTCTTGGAGAATAGGGTTACGAAGCAATGCCTCAGCTTTAGCTCCACGATCCTGTTCTCCTCTTAACCTTCCTTCATCCATCTCCATCTCCTATGTGACAAAAATATCACACTATACGATTTACGCAAGTAACAATGTTACCCTAAATCTTGATACCGCTTAAATCCAAATTTATTCCGCTAAAGTCGTAATTAGACATAATATCAGACATTGGTGTATAGCCCAATCCAACATCAGCTAATGCACCAGCCATTCCAGCCCCAATAATATCTGCACCCCCAGCAGCGGCTTGTTCAGCGGTTTTAAACCCAGTCAAACCATAAGGAGCTTGCCAGTCAGTTGATGTATGCTCAGACGTATATTTACGCGCATCAGCAAATATGTTTTCCCAGTCTATTGATTTTGGCGTTGTTTGAGTTGGCACTAACGCGCCTTTTTCTATAGCGTCAACAACAACATCTCTTGCAGACCTTTTCATCTGACCAGAGTCATAATCAATTTTTGTATTTACATTCTTCCAAGCGTCTTCGTTAAATTCAAAGCCGTAATTTTTTTCTAATTCACTTAATACAAGATTGGCGGCATGAGCTTCTGGGACAGTATATAAAGATCCTTTATTCTTACTGCTTTCGCTTTCTATGGAATATACGCCAGATTCATTTCTGCCGATAACAGCATTGCCATATGTTGATCCCTCATCAAACGCCCCAAGTGTATCGGCAAGAGCTAAGGTAACGCCAATAGGACCAAGAACGCTAGATGCGGTCTGCATGGCAGTAGAACCAAGTAATGAGCCTGCACTAGAAATAGCACTAGCAACCGCTAAAGCCTCTTGCGGATTATCAATGCCCCCCTCCAATGCTTCAATACCAGAGAGAATAGACACTGTAGATCCCATAACGCCAGCATTAACTGGCGCAGCATTTGCTGCATTTTTAATTGCCGTTCCAACACTAGCACCAGCATTTATATTATTTACAGCACCAGCCACTAAGTTTGCGCTCTCAGCAACCTTTGCGGCATCGGAAACAGAGTCAACACCATCAGAAAGAACTTCAAGGCCGCTTGCCATTGCCCCAATGCTTCCTGCAATATCAGAGCCTGGTATATCTATTGTTTCATCAAGAAAATTATCGGCTAAATACTGAATATCATCTAATGCTTTTGAAACAGTGGATACACTTGGATCTTCAATAGCATTAGCAATTCCTGCAATAGCACCAGCATCAGCAATAGCCCCACCTATGGCTGGATCAATAAAGAACTCGCCCTCAGCAACATCAAAAAACTTTCCTACATCCTTGTTGATAGCCTCAACAACATCAATACCAGTGCCAGAATGAGGATCGTCAATAAAATCCTTTACAGCTTTTGCTGTATCAACAGTCTCTTTTACTGGAAGATTTGTGCCAAAACCAATATCTGTTGAATCAAATTGACTATTAATCCACTCAGCTATCGGATCAATAATATTTTCCTTAATCGGAGCTGTTACATTTTCTTCAAATTGGTATCCAAAATCTTCAATACCTTGCTTTAAATCCGATTCTTTATATGTCTCAACTATGGGATCAATAATACCCTTCTTGATTGGATCTGTTACAGCCTCTTCAAAGCCATATCCAATAGTCTCCTCAATAGACTTAGCCGCTGGACTAACAGTCTCAACTATAGGGTCAATAATGCCTTTTTTAATTGGATCGGTCACTGCTTCTTCAAAACCATAGCCAACAGTTTCTTCAACGGATTTTAGTGCTGGACTAATAGTATCAGCTACGCTCTTAACAACACTTTCAACAGAAGGATATGCAGCGGCTATTGATGCTACTTTTGCTATATCTCCTATTGAAGTGTCCTCTTGAACTGGAGGAAGAGGCTCCGCAGGAATAAACTGACCTGGTGTATAACGTCTACTAAACCACTCTGGACGTATAGCAATCGCTTCTTCAAACTCTTTTTGCAAGTCAGCATAGCGTTGTGCATAATCCTGCAAACCAGAAAACTGTATTTTGTCAACAGATACAGGGCCACCAAGAAGAGATGATATTGGAGCATATCCGACATCGCCAATCTTTTGGTAGCCAGTTTTCATAAACTCAGGAAGATTAACTTCACTATACGGAGTCGGTGCTGGCATTGGTAAATAACCAATAGAACCAGGTGATGGAGCGCGAACGCCACCAAGAGCCTCAGAGGACAAAATCTGATTTTCTGCTAGACCAGTTGCCTCAATGAGCTTTGATATTTCATCTGGTGTTAAGGCCATCTTATACCCTTGGTAGGTTAGTTGATGTATTTACACCTGCTGCAATCTGTTGTGCGCGTAGCTCACGCTCAAACGCAAGTTCCTGCTGACGAAGCTGTAGTTCAGCAGCCATCTGCTCACGCTTGAAGGCAAACTCCATTTGCATTTTTTCTTTTTGAAGTTGCAGATCATTAGCGGCCTTCTGTTGAGCCATTTGCATATCTGCCTGCATCTTCTGCATTTCCATAGCAATGCGCGGATCTTGCGGCGGTTGCTTAGGTGGCTGCGGTGGGGCCATGCGTGGGTCTGCAAAGAACTCAGTAACATTCTTAAAGCCAGAAAGCTCTGCAATTCTAGCAAGCGTGTTGCGATACTGCACTGGCGTAACAATAGGATTATCTGGGCCAAAAGCCTGCATAATCTGTTCTTGTTTAGCAGCAATGTTAAACAGCGTTGAAAGCTGTTGCTCACGCTGACCAGTGCCAAGACCTACATTGATCTGCACATCATATGAGCTTGCCCATTGGCGTGGATCCATCGGAACAAACTGATTGCGCAAACGCACAATCTTTGTTTTGTTTTGATACTTGGTAATCAGATGCAAGATACCACGGAACAAATCCTTGACACCAGTTTCGGCAAACACACGCGCGATCATCTCTATCTTGCCTTGAGAAGCAGCCTGCATAGCGGCAACAGCAGTTGCTGTTGTTGACTGCAAGGCATCAGCATCAAGACCCATAGCCTGACGCGATAAACCTGTGCGCTGTTCTTTTACGCGATCCATATATTCTAATGCTGGGAATACAGAGCGCGATACATCAGCAACTTGCAATGGCGCAACCATGCCTGGACCACGGGCGCGAACAATACCACCAGGGCGGTTGGTCAGCAGGTCATCAAGATTGACCTGACCCTCAACAGCAACAACACGCGCATTGTTTGTATTGTAGATGTTGTCAAGCAACTGACGCATCAAAGTCGATTTAATCA